GCCCCTCTCACTGGTGACCCATTGGCAAGGTCACCAAGCTAAGTCCTTAGAAAGGCTTAGCCCACCTGAGCTTTAGACGAGCGGTCTCAGGACGCCCCTGGCGTTCCAGATGCCGAACATCCTCAAACGGATTACTCCGTCCGGGGAGAAGGCACTTAAGCAAGGCGCCTTCGCCACTAACCGGTGAGGCTGGCGACGAAGAGCTCACTACATATCCCTTAACCAAAGGAACATGTAGATGCTCATCCATTCTTTCAGGGTTATACCCTAGGAATGAATGACGGCCAAGCAAAGGAGACGTTGGATAAATAGAAGGATAGTGGGGAAGTATTCCCTCTATTACTTCATCCAACCAGTAGGCTGTGGTCCACAGCCCAGCTGCGTATAGATTGTTGCGAAGAGCAACAGTCGATACAATCTCCGAAACGTCAGACCGACGGGTTGGGAATACGGACCTAACGCGCACGATGGAAACATCGAACCCGTTATAGTATTCCTTCCCGCAAGACTCTCTGAACAGTCCAGTCCAGAAAGACTTGCTGGAGTTCACTCTATGCCCAAAGGCATTGAGCATTTCCACGACGGCACTGGCAAATTCTACAGGGATAATAATATCATCCCCGTAGACACGCACCCTGCCATGGTAGGATTTAAAATCCTTCCGTGACAACCTGGTGTTGTTAGCCTTTTGGATCCCCATGAAGACTATAGCCAAAAAGGTCATAGCTTCCATAGGAAAACAGAGGGCTGAACCCATAGACGCGAACTTGGACAGTCTGATGACTGTTCCGCGTACATCAGCCTTTCGGCTCCTGCAAGCATCTACACCTTCACGAAAGTGAGGGTATTTTGCGAGCATGGAACGTACATGCTGATAGGAGACACGATCAGATGCTTCGCTAAGATCTAGCGTCGCGAGGTCCTCAAAGTAAGAACCTCTTTGAGCCATTTCCTGGTTAGGGATCTGGTCCAAAAATCCGATCATTCCGCCGACTGTATCATCTGTTTCCAGATAGTCGACAAGATTACGCGCAAGAGCTTGCTGCATATATTGCATAGCAGTGGGCTCGATAGCGATAATCCTAGGTGTCTTCTGCGTTTTAGGTACGGTAATGACCCTTACAGGGCGTTCCCGACCGGGTTCGAGGAAGTCCACATGATCCAAGCGGTAATAATACCGCCAGTTAGGAAGAGCGTACTCTCCATAAGGAAAGATACGCTCCAACCTGAGAGGCCATTCTGCTTGATCGTACTTCGCGTTTCCTTGAAGACGGTCAGCAGTAGAGCCAGGACCATGCTTAGGAACAATCCTACCATTATAGACATCACTGTCCATCTTGGTAAGAACGTCACCATAAAGGCGAATGCACATCGACTCAAAGTCCTGTAAAAGATCAGGATCCATAAGTCGGTCACATTCTCTGACTTCCTTCTCACACTCGAGGTACCTTTCGATCGCGGCTTCGATACGCACATCAGTGCAATCTAAGCCAATCTTTGCCATCATCAACGTTAGTTGGCGAATAGCAAAGATGGACTCGATACAGGGTTCCTCGAGAACAACACCAGTTTCAGGGTCGATAACGCGGTCCATGAATTCGCTCAAAAAAGCAGGATTCTTGGAGCCTGAGCGGGTTTTACAAAACCCAGGAAAGAACGGTTTGTCCATCTGTGATGGAACAAAATGTCCTCCTTCGCGCAGACTTGTTTCGAAGTCAGCGCAGAACTCAGGAAGAGCCAGAGTGAGAAACTCTAGTCCTTCGTTATCGAACCTACGAAGAGCGTAATTATTGCTCTTCGCGGTGCTAACGCCAATCCTGGTCCCCAATTCTTTGAGGACCTGCTGCCAGAGCAACATAAGGCTTTTCATTGGCCCTACTTTCATTTTGGTAGGTGTCAATCCATAGCCGTAGCTCTTTAACAGTCAGAACGCACGTGCATAAAACAAGGAGAACAAACGCAAGCACCGCCCACCAAAGTGGTCGGGTCCGCCTGCGAACCTTGTCTAGCGAGCTTTGATAAGGGCTCTGAACCCCCTCCTCCTTTCGGGAGGAGGGGAGCCCAAAGAATATCAGAGCTCGCCACCCAAGAGCTGGGTAACACGTGCCCCAGAAGAAGCTGTGAGATACGCAGTAAGCGCATCCACAATCTGCTTCTGTTCCGTGATGGTAAAGCCGGTAGGTGGAGTATCCACCACCAGCTCAGCCTTCATCGAATACAGGTTGTTCACACCCGTTGTAAACGGGTCTGCAGCAACCTTCTGGAAATCAAGCCGAAGCGAACGCCGATTACGCTTCCCATTTGACTGGGAAACGGTCAGCCGAACGGTGCCATCGTCCTTTTGGAACGTGCCAACGTTCGAAGTAATCCCCACACGGGGGAGACTGTTCGCAACAGCATTGATAGTAACTGACTGCGGATCAGCAAAAGCCACAGCATTGCTCTTTCAGTTGTCGCCTCACGGCGATAATTGGAAAGCGATGGCGAACCATCGCACC